TACAAGAACCGCAGAGTTTATTGTACTTGACTTCGTGGTACTTCCAACGGGAGCAACTTTCCCAGCGTAAGTTTAATCACAAGATTAATAAATGAAAAACCCCTCTTTTTTGAGGGGTTTTTTGTTGCTAGATATATTTATATACGACAGATATAAAAAACTTCTAAAAAACTAAGAAGAATGATTATGATGATTTTTTAGAATTTTGATATTTATAGTTGAAGAATTAAACTTATTGGAGATTAAAGATGCCAGACTTATTAGATCCTTCTGAAATAATGTTCACACCGTTTGAACCGAAAACTAAAAATCGGTACATCATGTACATTGAAGGTATTCCAGCTTATCTTATTAAGACAGCTAACAGACCTACAATCGCTTTTGAAACGATTGAACTCGACCACATCAATGTTAAACGATATGTTAAAGGTAAGGGAGCTTGGGAAGAATTAGAAATTACACTTTATGATCCTGTTGTTCCATCAGCCGCACAAGCATGTATGGAATGGGTTCGGTTATCACATGAATCCGTAACAGGTAGAGATGGATACTCAGATTTTTATAAAAAAGATGTAACAATTAATGTATTAGGACCAGTAGGTGATAAGGTTGAAGAGTGGACACTTAAAGGTACTTGGATTACCAACGCAACATTTGGTGATTTAGATTGGGCAAATACTACAGACCCAGTTGATGTAACTTTGACACTTAGATACGATTACGCTATACTACAGTTCTAATAGAAATTTTAATAATATAAGGAGACTATTATGGCAGTCATAGCAGATAAAGCTTGGTGGAAGTCAAAGACAGTATGGACTTCAGCAATAGCTGGTGTCGTTGGTGTTTTACAAGCAGCAGGTGTTATAGATCAAGTACCTGAAGTTGTTTGGACACTATTAGCATCTTTCGGTTTATATTCCGTTAGATCAGCAGTTGGTGATTCAGCAGCTAAGTAAATAGCAAAAAATTTAAACTGGGGATTTTAATATCCCCAGTTAGTTTTATAATAATTGGTTATATTGTATAGGTTACTATTCAATAAAATTTTACATTAAAGGAGATAAAACATGGCAGAAGATAAACGCCGGTTTCCAACAGAGGTAGTTGATTTGCCTTCTAAGGGATTACTTTATCCAAAAGATTCACCACTGGCAGGTGGAACAATTGAGTTAAAGTATATGACCGCAAAAGAAGAAGATATTTTAACTTCTCGGAATCTAATTCAAAAAGGAATTGTTTTAGATAAACTGTTGGAATCTGTTATAGTAGACGAAAAGGTATCACTTGATGATCTTTTACTTGGTGATAAAAATGCAATTATGATTGCAACAAGAGTACTTGGGTATGGTAAAGATTATACTGTAAGTCTTACGGATCCAGATACAGGAGAAAAACAAGAGGAAACATTTGATTTAACTCAGATTGCTGATAAGAAGATTGATAAGAAATTATTTAAGGGTGGTAAAAATGAGTTTGAATTTGAACTACCATCGACCAAAATTAAAATTCTATTTCGTCTATTAACACACAAAGAAGAAAGAGAAATTGATGTTGAATTAAAAGCATTAAGAAAGTTTACAAAAGAAAGTGGTATTTCTTCAGAGATCACAACAAGGTTGAAAAAGGCAATTTTGTCTGTTGGTGGAGATACTTCTCTTAAACGTATAAATGAATTCGTAGATAATGAATTGTTATCTCGTGATTCTTTCGCGTTTAGAGAATATCTTCAAGAAATAACACCCGATATCGATATGTCGTTTACATTTATTAGTGAACAAACTGGTGAAGATACGACTATGGACATCCCATTAGATGTCGAGTTTTTTTGGCCTGCGGGCCGAAGATAAGCCCGCGATACACGAGCAAATCTTTTCCCTTTGCTTTCATGGTAAGGGGGGATTCTCATTCACGGAAGTATATAATATGCCAACATATTTGCGCCGATTTTATATACAATCTGCTTCGAAATTTTACGAAGAAGAACAAAAAGAATATAAAAAATCATCTAAGAAAAAATCTGGTATTTCACGACCAGGTATCCCCCGAGGCTAACATTTTTTCCTATATATGATATTTATTATTGAGTTATACTATCCTGTTTAACCAAGGGAAATCATAAAATAAAATCATATGTAGGAGAATTGAAATGGCTTCATCAAAATCGAAATTGACAGAAGATCAACTTAGAGAAGGTATAATTTCTAAGTTGATGGGACACATTTTCAACAAACGAACAACAAAGGCTCTTAATTTATTATCTAAGGAAAGTCCTGCTCTTGCAAGAGCAAATAAAAGATATGAAAAGGCAAGTAAAGAACTTGGGGATTCACTTAGAAAGGCAGCTAAACACCGGCTGAAAAGAAAAGATAGAGAAATGTATTAAGGCTAAACTATGGCAAAACAGGATCAAATAAAACTATTAAGGCAAAGACGCAAGGTTGAAAAGGAGATTACTGATCTTAAGAGAATTTCGCGCGATTTAACTAACGAAGAGCTCACACAATTAAAGGTTTTAGAAGATAGAAAAAGACGAATAGCTAAATTAGAACGAACAGCACAGGCAGATAGGGAAAAGGCCGAATATAAATTTATTGGAATACAGAGTAAAGTTTCTACATTTCAAGATGAGATTGGAAAAAAGACAATACAATGGACAAAAAATGGAAGTAAGGAAGTTTTTAAGTTTTCCAATGCATTTAAATTAGCAACATCGAATATGCAACCAATGATTCAGGGTGGAGTACAGATGACAAAAACTTACACATCCATAGCTAAGTTAATGAAGGATATCGCGGCGAGCTCAGAGTTAGCAGAAAATTATTTAGGGGGTGGTAGTAAGCAAATGCAAGCTACTACAACTGCATTGTCATCTCAGGTTGAAATGTATGAGGAGTGGGCAAGTGGTATCATTAAAGGTAAAGAAACGACCACCGTAGATCCAACAACAGGTGAGGAAACCGTCACCAAGGGAAAAGACCAAAAAGCTTCTACAGAATCGACAGATCGTGGTAAAGAAATGTTACCAAAAATGATGAGAATGTCAGATATGTTTGACGCTTCAATTACACAGATTGGATCGGGATTAACTAACATAAACGATTTACAAACACAAAATATTACTTCAACATTGGAAATGGCCACTCAATGGGATAAAATGGGTACATCGGGATTTACAGTTTCAGTAGATAAAGCACAAGAATTATATGACCTTAGTGTAAAACAGGCTAAAATTACTAAACTTGAGATTAAATCGGGGAAAAAGAAATTAGGATTACTGCAAAAAGAAATGGATGTTCTTGTGCCTGGAACTCAGATATATGAAGATATGTCCAAATCCATTGAACAAATGGAACTAGATCTGGAGGAGATGAACATCGCCGCAGAAACTTCCATTAAAACTGGAGAACAGAATCTTGCAAATGCCGATAGAATGAGACAAATGAATAATCAGATAGGTGCTTCAATGGACTATATTCTTGCACCACATGAAAAGTTAAAGTCGGTAATGGAATCACTACCTTTTGGAAAAATGATATCATCTTTTGTTGATTTGGAAGGGCTGGGTTCAACATTTGGTAATACGGTTCAGAAAAATTTAGTCGGTATGTTTTCAGAACCAACCGTAGCACTTGAAGAATACGAAACAAAATCTGGTGACATGGCCAAAAGATTTAGAAATATAAAAACTGGTCAGTTAGTTGCTGCAGATGATGATTCTGTATTAACTTTGAATGATATGGACTCTACTTTAGATAATATAATGGGGGGAGCACAAGATTATGCCAATAAACTTCAAGAAGGCTTCGACTTCATCAAGAATATGGATTTCGGGGGAATGTTAAAAGGACTTAAAGCGGTTACAATGCAAGCTTGGCAATTTGTAAAAGCCGCTTTGGCAAATCCATATGTAGCCGCAGCCGCGGCCATAGCACTTATTGGTGTTTTACTCTATAAAGCAATGAATTATGCAGAAGCAATGAGACAAGAGTTTGGAATTACTCGTGGGGAGGCTTTTGAGATACAAACAGCAGTTGATGCAACAGCAATGCAGTTTAAGTTGTTAGGAGTTAGTGCTGAAGATGTTGGAACTATGGCACAAGGAATAGCTGATAATATGGGTGGTGTTAGTAATATAACACAAGAAAATTTAGCAGCAATGGCAGAGTTACAAGGATTATATGGAATGTCGGCCGATTCTATAGCACCGGCAATGACTGCAATGAAAGGACTCGGAGCAGAGTCAAATGAAGCCGCATCGGCTCAGTTAGCACAAATAGGTCATATGGCACAGATGGAAGGAGTTGCACCAGCAAAAGTATTTGCAGATATGACGGCAGATATGGGAACATTTTCAAGGTTTGGTAAGGAAGGTGGTAAGAATTTAGCAGAAGCCGCAATAATGGCACGAAAACTTGGTACTTCGTTGGAGAGTATGGCAGCAACATCTGATGCTTTATTAGATTTTGAGTCAAATATTAATGACCAGATGGAAGCAAGTATGTTGTTAGGTCGTTCTATAAATATGGATAAGGCCAGAGAATTGGCATTAAAAGGTGATATAGCAGGTCAAGAGAGAGAAATATTAAAACAAATTGGTACACAGGCTCAATGGGAAAAGATGAATGTTGTACAGAGAGATGCTTTAGCAAAGGCAACTGGTAAATCAACACAAGATTTATCTACAATGTTGGCTAACCAAGCAAATTTAAATAGTATGACAGACAAAGAAAGAGCAAATAAAGAAGCAATGCAAAAGTCTGATGAAAAGATGAATGCAGGGATGGAAGCAGCGGGAAAAGAAATGGGTAATGCATGGTCAGCGATAATGGCACCACTTAAAGAAGTGATGATGGCAGTGCAACCATTATTTGGACTTCTAATGAAGATTATTGGATTTGCACTTAAGCCGATAGTTCTTCAATTTAAATTGATAGGTTTCATTATAAAACCCATTATTAAAGTTTTAGGATTCGTGTTAGGTATAATTACGGATATATCTACATGGATAGAGAACGGAATTGGTAAAGTTTGGGAATCAATCAAACCAACGATAATGACTATTGGTAAAATACTTGCTGTAGTATTGTTTCCACCTATAGCACTTATGGTTGGTGTTGTAAAACTTATTATGCACTATTGGGAAGATATTAAAGGTGTTTTATTATCTGTTGGTGGATTTATATGGAAATTATTAATTGCACCCATTAAAACATTATGGTCAATAATGCAATTTGGATTTGGTTTAATTGCGTCTATGGGAAAGATGATATTTAATGCTTTAATAACTCCATTTCAAATGTTATGGTCTGGAATAAAAGCAGGATTTGCTATGTGGGTATCATTAATAAAAGCCCCATTTAATCTTATCATTGCAGGAGTTAATATGGTAATCAATGCAATAAATTCACTTAGTGTTAAAGTACCAGATTGGGTGCCTTTTATAGGTGGAAAAGAATTTGGATTTAATCTTCCT